GCCCGTGCATAATTGCTGTGCAGAATAAGGTAGGTTTTGGCAGAGACCAGTGGTAACACCAGTCGTTAAGACATCTGCCGCACCTAACGGACGTATTGACGTCCCGGTGTAGTTGGATACGGTGTGCAGAACAGCAGGTACATCATTAGCGAGTGACGGAGACAGTATAATCCATCCAACACCGCTTCCTCCAATGGCACCGTCTCCACGAATGAAGCCAGTAACCTTATGGGTTGCGATAGAAGGAATGGAAGGGATACATGCCCCATCAGACTCTGGAGCGAAAGGCCTGCAAATGGAGTTGGCGTATTTTAACGCACATCTCGACATTCGCACAGTAGACCCTCCGGATCGTGGAAATGATTTGGGTACGACAGACTGATCATATCGTGCTTCGGTTGTGAATACTTTTGGCTTAAAGCCGTTCTTCTTCTTATTCCCATTTCTGGGTTTCTTTGGCACATCTTGGACTTTCTTTTTCATTTGTGACTTTTGACTCATAATATACTGTACTGAACGGGGGTGCTTGTAAACGCACCACAGCCTATCCCGGCCGTGTCTGCCCTTTGACGAATCTGAAGCATGGTAACAAATTATTTAGGCGAACATTTTCCTAATAATAGGATGATCGTATACCATGGGTTTGCCTTCAGACTCGTGCAGGAACCTCGCAAGGTCCCTCTCAACTACTTCTATTTCTTGTGCAGAAATTCCGTAGCAGCGACAAAACCAATTAATGGTGGTCTCATCGACAGAGTAATGCTGCTCAATAGTCGTGTCATACATTCGCATCTCTGCCCGAGTATCTTTAAAATCTCGAACATCAAAATTGGTGTAGTACTCGTGGAAAACTCGCAAGATTGGGCACAATTGGTATGCAGGCAAACCCAAAAGGTTCGTCTTCATACGCCCAACGCTACTTATTCTCTTGGTACCAGGACTGGAAATTGTCCACCCCATTTTAGTCAGTGATCGTTTCGCTTCAGGGCACAGAATATGAGTATTCTCGCCTGCAGGACCAATCGCAGGAATAAACAAGGATGAACAATAAGAAGGGAAAGGATTTTGAGCTAATTTCGGCTTTAACCCAAGAGAAGAGATTACACTCTCCAAATGAGCCTTGAGTCTATCGACGACCACTTGTTTGGCAGCAACAGCCAACAAATTGTCATCACCCAGAGCCAACATGCTAAACCCCTTAATCTTCTTCAGTTCTGGAAAAATACTAATGGCATAAGCGTGCACTATCATATTAATAAGGGTATTTCCGATCGAGGTATTCTGATCCCCACTCTTTCGAGTGTGAGGGACAGTATAGTTGTACCACGAACCCCTACCAACTGTGTTAGCTTGCTTTGCCAAAACCTGACGAATGTTGGATTTGACGTTTCTATCCATGTGGGTGCATAAATCCAAGATGTGATCATAACAAATCATCTCGGCTTTGTATGCCCCAGCCCCTTGAGTTGAATCAAAAGCAGAAAAATCATCTTCTAAGAATTTAAATGATCTTCCTTTGCAATTGTAGGTCGTATGGTAATGATACCAGGCACCAATCTCTTCCGGATTGGATCCTGAGGTATAACAAAACTTAGGATAACCTTCAATTCC